TTATCTTATATAAATAATCAAAAGGTTTTAATAAAATCCGTTTCTGGAGAGGTGTTTGAAAAGTATACTTACCTAGATGTTAAGGGTATTATAGAATAATTGTAAATTATTTATATGGCTACTTACAACGACTATCCTTCATCTGCATCTAACAACGCTAAGAAAGTTCTTGAGTGGAAAAAGAAGTATGGAAAGGAAGTAAAGGGAATGACATCTGTTGGCTGGACTCGTGCCAATCAATTAGCATCAAAAAGAAAACTAAGCTATGAAACTATTGCTCGTATGGCTGCGTTTAACCGCCATAGAAAAAATGCAGCGATTGACCCAAAGTATAAGTCAACGCCTTGGAAGGACAATGGATATGTTGCTTGGCTCGGCTGGGGAGGAACTTCCGGAGTTAATTGGGCTATTAAAAAAGCGGAAGCAATTAGAAAAGGAACAGTCAGAGCTAGTGTTGGAATCCCTGATCTCCCCTACGGTGATCGTAAGAGAAAAGATGACTATGCTACGCAAGGCAAGGATGGCTCGATTAAAAAGTCTCCCAAAGCTCCTAAGAGTAGCACTCCTGAAAAGAATCCTAAAGGTGTTGGTAAAGGTGGTAAACTATCTCCAAAGATTATTAAGTCTATAACCAATAAGGTAAGCAAGTATAATGAAAAGTACCCCGATAAAAAGATTGGTGTCGGAGCTGCAAAGCGTGTTGTACTTCGTGGTATGGGTGCATATAACACAGGGCACTCCCCAAAGGTCACAAGTGCTGCACAATGGGGACTTGCTAGACTAAACGCCTTTATGTATTTAGTTAAGAACGGAAACCCTTCTAATCCTAAGTACACCCAGGATAACGACTTGCTACCAAAGTGGCATAAAAAAGCTAAAAAAAATGGATAAAGATTTACCATTATACGATATTACACTTGAGGATTTTGAACAAGGTATGTACAAAATTTCTCTTGTGGACAAACCTGCGATAGAAGAAAACTTCATCTACTTCGATAAAACTGAGGTGGTAGAGATGTTTGCTAATGACGAGAAGAAAGAGGTTGTTGGGCCGATTATGATCCCTAACAAACAAATCTTACGTCACTCGCTAGAGAATGGTTATTACTACGTTAGATTCACGGAAGAAACTATCCGTGACATTATGTATAACTATTCCAAGAAAGGTTTGTTTAACCAATTTGGCATCCACCATGAGTACGATACAAGCGAAGTGGTGATGCTTGAAGTTTGGATGAAAGAGTCTAATAACGATAAGTCAACTGACTATGGTTATGACCTTCCAAACGGAACCGTATTCGTTAAGGCTAAGATTGAGTCTGACGAATTGTTTAGTGCGATTAAAGAAGGGGAAGTAAATGGCTTCTCTATCGAAATTCAAGCTGATATTAAACCCGTAATAAAAGAAGAACACATGAACGAATTTAATTTTGCTAAAGAACTAGGCAAGATGGAGGCTCAACAAGAGGCTTCAGCTGCTAAGTTTGAGGCTAAGATTGTCGCTTTAGAAGAGGAGAATGCTACTCTTCTAGAAGTGTTGACCTCTTTTGAAGAAAAGTTCGCTGGCGTTGAAGACCTAAAGTCTGCTGTCGAAATGATTCAAAAGCACATCTCTGCAATGGCTGATACTCACGAAGAAGAAAAAGAAGAAGAGGAGAAGCACGAGGAAGAGAAGGAAGAGAAAGAAGAGGAAATGGTTGAAAAGAAAGAGAAGTACATTGCTCCTGTAACCTCAGCCACAGACCTTTCTGAAGAAAAAGACGAAGAGAAAGAGTACGAAGCCGTTGAGGAAGAAGTAACTCAGTCTGAAGTCGAAGAAGCTTTTGCTGCCGAACAAAAAGCAGAGGAAGCGGAAGAAACAGTAGAAGACAAAACTGTGGTTTTCAATGCTATTACAGCTGAGAAAGTAAACATGGTAAATGATTTCTTCAATCGTTTCAAGTAAATTGTAAATTAATAAAAACGTAACTCTTTAAATTTAAATAAAATGAGTGTATCTATTGCATCTTTACCATATGGTGACCGCAGACAAAATCTGTTTATCGACTCTATGGTTAAAAGCGCAGCGGTTTTAAACCGTTTCCGCTTAATCGATGGCGTAAAAGCCAAAGTAAACGTACCTATTTTTGACGCATCTTTGACGTTTGGTACAGACCTATGTGTGTTCACACCAGCTTCTTCTGCTTCTATTGCAGAAAAAGAAATGACTGTTGACACTTACAAGTGGGCTTTCTTAAACTGTAAGAACGTGCTTGAAGCATCTTACCGTGGACTTCTATTGAAGAAAGGTCAGCACAACCCAGAGACTATGGACGCTGAGTTCAAGGATTGGGTATTTGACTACTTCTCTAAATTAGCTGCTGAGAAAGCATTGACTCTTGCTGGTAGCGAAATTGAATTAGAATTAGGTAATGACGCTGCTGTTCTTGACCATACTATTCCAGCTGGTGGCTTAACTTCTGCTAACATCCTTGATCAAATGGAGGCTGCTTACGGAACAATGAGTGCTGATATGTTGGCTGCTATCTACGGAGACGCTGATCGTGATTTCAAACCAGCGTTCTTTATGAACACTGTTAACTTGCAAAAGTATCAAATTGCTATTGCTGAGAAATTCACTACTACTCCAGAAGGTATCATCGAAGGTAACATCCCTCCGTACTACGGAATGGAAGTTATCCACATGGCTTCTATCGCTAATGATTCTTTCTTTATCTCTGCTCCACAAAACTTAGTTATGTTGACTGATGACTACACCGATGTAAAAGCTATCGACATGAAGTACGAAGCTGAGTTGTCAAGCGACAAAATCTGGGGACAGTTTAAGTTAGGTTTTTCTTACTTGAAAGGCGAGGAAATCGTTTACGCTCAAGTATAATTAAATTAATGGAGGGGCTTAGTCCCCTCCCTTTAACCTTAAAAATAAAAATAAAATGGCTTGTGAATTATCTCTTGCTGACGTAACATACGACTGTACTGATTTAGGTATTGGTGGACTAAAGTCTGTTTACGTTGCTAATCGCTCAAAATTAATCGCCAACACTGATGGGGCTACCCCCCCAGCTGCGTGGGTTCCTATTTCTGTTTCTGGTGATGCCGTAACTGTAACTCAAGATTCTAGTATAACAGCTACTGGTGACGATAACAGCATCTTAGGAACAATTGGTGACGGAACCAATCCGCACTCAGCTCAAATCAACTTTAACTTGAAAGATGGGTTCTCTGTCTTTACAGATGTTAAGACTGTAACTGCTGATGGTATCGTATCTAGTGTACCTACTGTAGCTGTAGAAGTTCCTTCTATGTCTTTGGCTCACCGTAACGCTTTGAACGCTCTTGCTTCTGGCGGTTCTGAATTGGTTGCTTTCGTAGAAACTGCTGCTGGTACTTACCATATGCTAGGCTTCGATTACGGAATGTATGCTGCTACAATTGACGGAACATCAGGTTCTGGTCGTAGTGAGAAAAACCGTTTCCAAATTACCCTAACAGGTGATGAGGATTCTTTGGCTTACAGCCTTACTGCCGAGCAGTGGGAAGACATTACTTCTTCTGTTGCATAATAACAGAATCTTGTAAATTAACACAAGGGGGAGGGACTAATACCCCTCCCCTTTTTTTATACATATAATATGAGTTTTAGCTGTAGTATTTTACTTGAGGATTTAGACATTAACTGCAACAAAAATGTTGGTGGAATCACAAAAGTAGTATTAGGTCTTCAGAAAGATTTAGATATGGTGTTTGACGCTACGGATGAAACGATTATAACTCAAGCTCAATTAACTGATCACGTTGTATTTGAGCACAACAACAAAGATTCCGTAACTAATTTCACGGAAACAAAAGCAACTAGTAATGGCCTTGGTGTTATCTCTACAGAGATATTAATTAGAATACCATTTCTAGATAGAAAAATGAATCAAATAGATTATATGTCTAGAAGACAAGATTTGATTTGTATAATGTATCACAATAATGGAACGGCTACCATTAGTGGATGGATGGATGCTTTGACTATGAATTACTCAGCAAATAGCGGAGCTTCAAAAAACGAGTTGTCCTACATAGACATAAGCCTGGTTACGGATAGTTGGATTGCTTCAATGGCTTGTAGTCAATCCGTAATTGATTTGAACTAATGAGCTACGCCCCTATAAAAAGAGGGTATAGCCGTAACTCCCAACAAGTATCTTCTAGTATAGTTGATTATGTAATTGGGGGTATAGAGCCTTACAGCTCTAATAACATTACTATAATAACTGGTAGGGTAGATTATCTTATTGGTAATAGAAGTTACTACTCCGGATCAGATTTAGAACAAACTGATGCTGGTTTTGCCAACTTGCAGTGGGAGACAATAGAGGCACTTTGGGAAACTATTAATGAATATTGGAACGTATAATGAGTAACATTACTAAAGATAGAAACTACTATCAAGCAACAACAGGAGACTTAGGGTTTCGTAAACTTTCCGCTGGAGATACTACTCCTAACGGTGAAAAGTATCGTTTTATTGTTTGTCTTCAAGAGGCTAACGTAAACGTTGAAAGTGAAGTAGGAGATTCTCTTACAGGGCAAATATTACCAACAGGTATGACTTTGTTTGGTAGATTCACTGAAGTTCAGTGTTATGAAGGAGTTGTGCTTGCGTATATATCAGAGTAATGATAAACCTTGCTCTATCTGTACTATCTATATCAACACGATCTGCTGCTTTAATTCATCAGCGAAACGAGTTTGACAATGTACAGTGGAATACTATACAAATGCGTTGGGAAACAATTCAAGATACTTGGGAAGCAGAATTGTAAATTAAAGAGATGGCTACACTAACTGGAAACAAACCAAAGGATACATACAAAGGTCTTATAAAGACCTCAGATTCTAACGAGCTGACATCAGAGAAACAACTCTCAGATGGTAACGGAAACAACATACCTCTTCATGTAAGTACAGATAGTGTAAGATTCTCTGGAGAGGTTAAAGATTCTTCGTCTTCTGCTGGCTCTGAAGGTCAATCGCTTCTTGTAAACTCAAGCGGGACTGTTCAATGGACAGACGTAAAATATACACACAGCCAATCTGTTGCTTCAGACAGATGGACAGTGCAACACAACTTAGGCTTTAAGCCAAGTGTAACTGTATTAGATTCTAATGACAACGAGGTCTATGCAGAGGTACAGCATTCTAGCAACAATCAGCTTGATGTTAGATTTAAGAACGCCCAAACAGGCAAAGCATATTTAGTTTAATTTATATATAAAAAACAATGGCAATTAAATTTTTAGCTGACTTAAACCTCTCAGGATCAGAGCTGGTTTCAGCAGCGTTAGAAACAAGAGCAAGTGCCCAAGCAAGCGGAAACGCAACGGGGCAAATTTACTTTAATACCACAGACAATGCGGTAGAAATATTCAACGGTAGTGAATACATTGTAGTTGGTAAGGAGTATAGTGCTGGTAATGGTATTACATTAACAGGTACTACATTCTCCGCTGATGCAAACGATGGTATAAGCGTAGATGCAAATGGTATAAGTGTTGACAGTACAGTAATCCGTACTAGTGGAGCACAGACCAAAGGTGGTAACATGACGTTCTCCAATGACGTTACTGTAACTGGTAACTTGACTGTAAACGGTACACAGACTATCTTGAACACAGCTGAGTTGGCTGTTGAGGATACAAACATCGAGCTTAACTCAGGTGCAGCCGCTGGTGCTGATTCAGGTATCTCGGTAAACCGTGGTCAAGGTGAAGATGTACCTGTATTACAATGGAACGAGACTAATGACCGTTGGGAATTTAGTAACGATGGCTCTACATACTACAACATCCCACTTTCCTCAGAGTACAACAACTACGCTTTACCAGCTGCTACTTCATCTGCTTTAGGTGGTGTTAAGGATGGTGCTAGAATTACTATCGCTGTCGATGGTACAATCTCAGCTGATACTCAAACAGCAAACGACTTTACTGATGCTTTGCTTACAAAGCTTGGTGGCATTTCTGCGGGTGCAGATAATTACGGATCGTGGACTGTATCTGATGGCACAAACTCTGAGACAATAGGTAGCGGAGACTCAGTAGCATTCCGTAGTGGTACAAACACTACTGTATCATACGATGACTCCACAAATCAGTTTACATTCTCTTCTGCAAATACTCAGTTGTCAACCGCAGATGTTCGTGGTAAAATTTCTGGAACTGGGTTAATTGGCTACGATTCTTCAACTGGTGTTATAAGCACAACTGCAAATAACTACTCGTTACCAGAGGCTACAACAAGTGCTTTAGGTGGAATTAAAGTGGGATCAAACCTTACAGTTACCGCTGATGGTACACTTTCGGGTACTGCAAACACTCAGTTAAGTGCAGAAACCGTAAGAGATTACGTTGCAGATGTAATGGTTGGCAATGCAACACACGTTGGTATTACTGCTAGTGATGTTGATACTAGCAACGCTGTTAACTTAACAAACGCATATAACGTATATACTGTAAACACTGGTTCTCACACAGGAGACTATACTGTAACTACAGCAACAGCTGGGGTAAACCATCCCGCTCATATTGATGTTTATGACAGTGATGGTAACCATTGCATGGTTGAAATAAACTATGCAAGTTCTACTTGGACAATTGTAGGTTTACCATCAGATTCTTATGACATTGTTATAAGCGGTAAAAGAAGAGTATAATTCATTATATTTGTTGTAAAATAAATTAGTATGGCTATTAAGGTAGTAGGAGATATAGATGTTTCGGGGAGTCACAATTTAGGGGCTTCAGATATTCCTAACTTAGCAGCAAGTAAGATTACGAGTGGTACATTGGGTACTGCTCGTATTCCTTCTTTAGCGGCTTCAAAAATTACAAGCGGTACGTTTGATGCGGCTCGTATACCTGACTTGTCAGCTACTTATCAAGCAGCGGGGAACTATTTTACCGATGGCGATGCTGTCATCAACATGGCCAACAACGATGGATTTAGCTATGATGACACTACAAACGTAATGTATGTTAAGCTAGACGGAACTCTTCGTGAAATTTATCATACAGGCAACATAACACCTGCGTATTACGACCATATTCGTTCATTAGGCACACAAGCGTTTACAAATGGTTCAAACCCTAGCATAACTACAGCTCAAGTAATATCTGAAATAGAATCTGATGGTGGTTTTGATTCTTTTAGCTCGGTATTTAAAACATCTTGGAGCTACGCTGGTAACTATAATCTTAATGATGCGGGTAACTTTACCGAAACTGCTGGTTCATCTTGGATAACATGGACTGATAACTCTAGCGACAGCACTAGAGGTAACATAACTGCACTTGCTATTGCACCAAACACAGGTGGTTCAGCTGGAGGAGTATTTATATATAATGACCAAGGAAGTAGTTATGCTCCTGGATGGAGAGAGGTTTGGACTTCATCTAATTTCGCTGACAACTCAAGTAATTGGAACACAGCCTACGGATGGGGTGATCACGGTGCTGCTGGTTACGGTGATGCTACTCAAGATTATGTTGGTGAGCAGATTGCTAGTTTATCAATACCTACGAATAACAATCAGCTTACCAATGGTGCTGGATACCTAACATCTTCATCTACTCAAAGTAAATACTTAAGAAGTGATACGGCAGACACTGCTTCAGAGTTAATTACTTTTAGCAAAGGAATATCATCAGACGGTAACTCTAAGTTTTACAACTGGAGAGCATTAGATAATAGCGCCAGTGCTTCTGGATATTTTAAAATAGCAAGAATTACTGGTGGTCAGTCTTCAAGATTTATGATTACTCTTGCAGGCAGAAGCACATCATATAGCAATGAAGTACTTCCAGCAATGGGTCATATTGTAGGTCAACTAAATAACGATAATAACTATGATGTAGTTTTTTATAACCACTCTACCGCTTCGTCAGAAGTCGTTACGGAAGTAGGTATTGTGGACGTTAACAACACTGATGTAGACCTTTACATTAAAACTGGAACTTTTGCCGAAATAACTGCTTCAGGGCATATTAGTGATGGCACTTTTGTGCTTGTATCAAATACAAGTAGTGATGTTTTTGCATCATCTCCAACTGGTTACGCTGCGGTTACAGAATACACGGCTTACAATAGCGGTAACTTAACGCCACTTGCTATTGGTACAACATCAACTACAGCTATGGCTGGTAATACCTCGTTGTTTGATGGAGCTTATAGTTCACTAACGGGTACGCCAACAATACCAAGTGGTAACGCTATTATAGATTGGACTGCCGACCAAGGAACTACTAATATCCACTCTGGTAATTATAGCAACACTCAATTAAGTCAAGAGGAAGTTGTAGGTATGCTAAGTGCTGGAGCTAATATAACAATTACTACTGACGGAGAGATATCAGCAACCGATACAGATACGGTATATACTCACCCTACCACAGCTGGTAACAGACACATACCAAGTGGCGGTGCTGCTGGGCAGTTCCTAAAGTATTCAGCAAGTGGTACTGCTACATGGGCAACACCTTCTTACACAACTAACACGAACACAACATACTCAGCGGGTGGCGGTCTTGATTTAACAGGTACTACATTTAGTGTTGAGGCTGATTTAAGAGATGGCATTACTCACGTTGGTAAAGACTCCAACAACTACATACAGTTTGATCCCACGAATGGACGTATAGATTTTTATACAGGTGGTGAATTTGTAGCTCGTTTAGAGTCGGATGGTGATTTGCACGTTAAAGGAGACGTTATTGCATACTCAAATATATTCTCATAATGGCATTACAAAGCAGTGGCCAAATAAAAATATCGGAGATAGCTACCGAACTTGGTGCTGGTGGCGAACCAGACCTTAACCTTAGGGGGTTATCGGGTGGTGGGTTTGGCACAATAAACACTAATAATGCAGCGGCAGATAGACCAGATGGTAACCCTCCTCACGCTATGAGCGAGTTTTACAGCTATGACCATAGTGCATCGGCAGCGTACTCAAACACAAAGTATTATCAAAACGATGGTACAAGCGATTACATAAACTGTACTACAGGAACATCTCCGTTTAGCATAAATACTACACAAGACTTGAGCTTTAGTATGTGGGTACGCCACACGGGTAGTTTGCAGAACCAATTACTTTTTAACTTTGGTAACACAAATTCAAATGGTAACAATCGTATATTCCTTACCTATAGCCAAAGTCTAAATAGGCTTGTTTGTAGAGTCAGAACTAATAGCACCAACTTTGATAGGCAGTTTCCATTGCACGACAATAACTCCGCAACGGGAATTAATAGCAGTGCAAAATGGAAAAGCACGGCACGAGGCAATGTGAATAGCGATGGATTCTGTATGATTACAATGACTTACGATGCCTCACAAACAAATGCCTCTAACGCATTTAAACTGTACTGGAACGCTACGGAATGCACTACTCAGTCAAATGCTAATAACGGAACAAGAACAGGGATTAATGCTACTAAGGGGCGTATAGGGGAAAACCTACACGTTACAAACAGTGCGGGTAATGCTACCCTAGACTATGATGAAATTAAGATATACAATAAGGTGCTTTCTTCAAGTGAAGTAACAACCTTATATAACAGTGGTGTTATAGCAGATAGTAGTCAAACAGTTTCTAGCGGTCTTATAACAGAATGGACTTTCGAGGGGAACAACGCTAACGATAGCAATAGTAAATATACCAACTCAATTGTAAATGGTAACATAGCAACGTACTAATGGGATACGATATACAACCTTACGATGAAGACGCAACAGTTTGGGAAGCTGTTAATGATGGAACTCCAGAGTTCTACGGAACACATGAGGAATGTGTTATATATATAGAAGATGTTAGTCGGGGGAAATATAATTAACTATATTTGTTGTAGTTAACTAAAATATATTTTGTATGGCTAAGGCTAAAAAACTAACAAAAAAAGAACACGAAACAATGGAGGCTATTGTCTCTCTTATTCGTAACACGGAAAACGCAATTGTTGAAGCTGCTATTGTAAGTAGTAGAGCAACTTCTGAGCTTCTTAACGCAAAAGAATCTTGGGAAAAACTTAGTAAGAGTCTAGAGGAAAAATACGGTTCTGTTGAAATAGACATGAAAACCGGAACTTTTAGAGACGCTAGCTAATTAATGTAAATTAAGTAAAGGGCAAGATGAAAAGAATTAAGTCTGAGGTTATTAATACTATCTCTTTTGTAAAGTCGTTAGATTGGGTTATCAATTCTTTCGATGTTACATTGGAAAAAGTTGTTGGTAACGGCAGTCAAACATTTGTAGACTTACAAGACTTAAACAATCTTGAAACTTGCAGCGACTTTATTCGTCTTAATATAGATTTAATAAATACCTCGTTAGAAGGTGGTGAGTATTTTCTCACCCTTTCTAATGGGGATTCTAGATATAGGTATTCTTGCAATATAGAAGACTATACAACAACACAAGACGGATCGGGTATTTATGAAGACTCTGTTAAGTTTTCAACGTACTAATTTGTAGATTATAGTAATGGGATTATTTAACAACATAGTAGATTTTTTTGCATCTAAGACAGATGTTCAAGCAACTGAACAGACTATAGCTACAAACGAGCTAGAGAACTCTATTAGAGACTTAAACAATAGATATCATCTAGGGCACACTACGTTTGGTGACTACATTAAATTTGGCGTCAATGATGACTTCCCGGTTATCTTAGAGAAGATGTTACGTCAATCGCCTGTACACTCTGGTATACTTACTAAGAAGTCTAAGATGATTGCGGGTAACGATATTAAGTTTGATGATTCATTCTTAAAGACAAACAAGTCTAAGCAAGAGCTTAAAGTTTTCTTAGGTAACTGTGCTGGTAACAACAAAGGAATGTATGATGTTATACTACACGCAGCATTTCAATACGAATCAAAAGGAGCATCTGCCTTTTACATCAGATGGAACAAGGGTAGAAGCAAGATATTAGAGCTTAAATCCTTAGACGTTAAAGGAGTTAGAGCTGCTGAACCAAACGAAAAAGGAGAGGTTACTCACTACATCGTAAGAAGAACATTTGGATACGGAGCTAATTCAGTGCAGCATAACGATCCTAAAAAAATTAAGGCTTTCAATAAGTTCGACAGGACTGGAACTGAAGCTGTTCTATACATATCTAACCCTTATAGCGGTAATCCATACTATGGTGTTCCTAACTATATTTCTGCATTTCACTACATCGAGTCTGACTTTGCCTTTGGTAAACACATTAAAAACTCTGCTGAAAATGGATTCTCGCCAAAAGTTCTTGCTACATTCATTGGTAGGAATATGTCAAATGAGCAGAAAGCCACTGAGTATAAAAACTTTAAAGAGTCTTTCATCGGCCCTGAAGCGGATAACTTTGTAGTATCTTGGGTTAAGAAACAAGAAGACGCACCTAAGTTCACACCTTTAGATATAGCTAATTTAGATAAAACGGTAGATGTGTTATCAAGACTTAACGATGCTAAGATACTTACTGCCCATAATATTACTAGTCCTACTTTATTTGGTGTTATGGTTTCGGGTAAGTTGGGTGGTACGGGGAACGAACTCGTCACAGCGTATCAAATCTTCAGAGCTACTGAAACACTACCTAATAGAGAAATTATTCTAAGTGGTTTAACTAGAGTTTTATCTACTGTAGGGTACGATAAGATGAACTTAAATGTTGTAGAAGAAGACGTAAACCTTGAAAGTATCAAGGGTGCAAATACTCAAGATATATAAGATGGTTGAGGTAATATTTATAGATGATAATTTTCTTTACAAAAACTTTCCTCTTCCTAAGAGATTGGATCGTGCTGCGCTATTGTCTATCATACAGTTAGAGCAGTACACATCTATACAAGATTTATTAGGTACTTGTTTGTACGAGCATATGGAATCTGGTGTAAGCAATCAAACGCTAACAGCAGACGAAATAAGCCTGTTTAAGCTCATCAAATACTCTCTGGCTATGTACTCGGCCAAAGCAACGATTACTATGCTTAGAACGCAAGCAGCGAACACTAAGCACGAAGAATCATCTCAAGACCAATACGTCATAGATACACTGTCTTCTCAGATAGAAGGTAAAGTCGCATACATAAACAAGAGAATTGCAGAATTTGTAAAGTCTACAACAAGTCTAAAAGCTATAATCGATGCTTCTGATTGTGATGGAGACTTGTTTAATGAAGATGAAATTTATAGCAGTTCTGTTTACTACCCTTATTCAGCAAACATTGAAGATGAGTGTGAAGAATCATGAGACTAACTGCGAACCTAACTCTTGCGGAACTAACGAAGTCTGCCACTGCAAAGAGGCTGGGGATAGAAAACGAGCCTACAGTAGAGCACTTAATAAATCTAAAGTCTACTGCTCTAAATATTTTTCAACCTTTAAGAAACCACTTCGCACATCCAATAGCGGTTACTTCGGGTTATAGATCAGAATCCTTAAACAAATACATCAAGGGGAGTTCTAGAAGCCAGCACACAAAAGGAGAGGCGATAGACGTTGATGCCCATATTTTTGGAGGTATGACTAATAAAGACATATTTCTTTTCATAAAAGACCACTTATACTTTGACCAATTAATAGGAGAGTTCCCAGACGAAAACGGTGAGTTTGCATGGGTTCATGTAAGTTATATAAAAGAGAACAATAGAGGTGAGGTTCTTATAGCTTATAAATCTGAAGATAACAGAACCATGTACAAAAGATATTAAGATGAACAACTCCGACTTTAAAGTATTATTAATGAACAGTGCTACGTTTAGCATAACTATGTCTCAAATAGAAACCTCCTTGAAACTTTTACTTTTGATTGTGTCCATAGGTTACACGCTACAGAGATGGTACTATATGAATAAAAATAATGATGGCGGAGGAAAATAAATCTTTTCTAAAAGAAAATTGGTCAATGCTTGTGTGGATTCTAGCAGCAGTATTTGCTTCTGGTGGAATATACGCTGAGTTCTCCTCTTTAAAGATGGAGCTTCAAACCGTGCACGAAAGATTAGATAAAAAGATTTTAGTAATTGACAACTTAGAACAAAGAATCTATGTTCTAGAGAAAAATGTCGAGTACGAAAGAGGGTACAAAGAAGCTAAAAAAGAAAAGGGATAGACTAAAGCCTACCCCCTTTTATTACAAGTACCCATACAGGTACATTCTACTGGTGCAGATTCGCACCACTTTACTTTAGACGGCCTCTCTTGTCCACGCTTCTTACTGCGAAGTACCCGCCTATCACTGTTACGCTTACCATTTCCCATAGACCAATCCATCTTTCACTTACACTACTAATACCAAATCCTTCAAAGAAGGTCATTAATACTAAAAAAATAATTACTGTGGCTAGAGTGAGTGGTCTTATGTTCTTGGACAACCAGGAATCAGAGGACATATCAGACTTCCATCTCTTGCTGATCTCAGCTTCTACAGACTGTCTTATCTCCTCCTTCTCTTCTGGAGTCGTTACAAATTTGTCTACAGCGTTTGTTACAGCATTTATGGTTTCTGCTGCACCCCCGCTAAATAATTTTTTTATCGGATTTCCCATCGTTAACTACCGCAAGCTTCGCAATCTTCTGGATTATCAATGGAGCATTGAGCTTTATCATTCTTCTCTGAACCCTCAAGTTCGTCAATAAAGTCTTGGAAGTCATTCTGTGTGTCAATGTCGTTCATGTTACTTGGTTTTTTTAGCTTCCTTAATAAAGGTCTGAGCACATAACTGTTTATCTTCTATGCCTACTAATTTACAGCGTTGGATAAATTGTTTTCTTGTCTCGTTCTTCATCGGTGTTGGAATCATTCTTTTTAGAATTAGAGTTAGTAAAAATAGGTTCGTCCCAGTACAAAAATACTTGGTCGCTTTTATAATTTACATTACTCATTAACTAGCTTTCTATAAGTGAGTTCCGCAATTAAGCTTGAATAAATTGCGTGCATAGGATGTAAATCCATTGCTGCAAATATAATTAAGCAGCTCCAGAACGACAAACATAATACACAGTTAAACGGTTTGTAAGGCAGTATGTTCTCTATAATCCAGCCCCAAGGCTCAAACACAAATAGATACGCAAATAAAAACCCCATTCCAATGGCTATAAACCATCCCTCATAAATATCAATCATAATTTTTTACTTGTATAATCATCACGAATATAACGAACAAGTTTTAATTTAACCTCTCCGTCTTCTATTGTATATATCCGTCCTTTTATTTTCTGCCCATACACATCTCTCCACTTTAGAGAGACTATCTTATTATTCATTGTAGAATAAATTATAGATATTATTAAATTAGCAGCGGACTTCCCTGGTCTATAGTAATAAAGAAACTTTTCGCACACTCTCATAACGGCTTCGTCTACAAGAGATTGTCGAAGCTCTTCGTTACCGTTAGTTATAAATGAATAGTAGGATATCTCCTTGGCTCTCGCTAATATAAAACGCCCCAGAGCATCGGTAATTTTACCTTGCTGTGCAGAGATTATTGATTCCTTCTCTATTAATTGTTTATCGTATTTCTTCTTCAATACGATCTACTATTCGTACAATGTCAAAGAGGTAGTCTGAAAGTTCTGCGGTGCTAATGTCGAGTTCATAACCCAACCGTACCAAGGTAACTTTGTTTCCGCTGACAATAAGTTCTCTGATTTTTTCATACATTGATATCAAGAAGTCTGCTTCTTGGGATGTTATTTCCGAATATGTTTCATCAATTTGCATAAGGTCTAATAGATAAAGCCTTGGCGGGATCTAGTTCGGCTATCTTATCTATCATCTCATTTTCCTTCTTATAAGCAGCTTGAATATCTTCAAGTGTAGAGTCCGTTCCAAGGTTCGCAAATAGCTGTGCCATTTCATAAAGGTACAAGTCTATGCGATTCTTAATTAATTTACAATTATAGTAGTTACGATTACTCAGCATATTTTAGATTTTTACATATAAGCGTCACTTTGTAAGTGTCCTTTGGTAGTTCAGCGTTATAAGTTATTTTGACTTCTGTGTAGTATTTTTTGTTATCATCCGGAACAATACCTTCAGAAACAAGGGTATCCGCCAAAAATTTTGATACAAGAATACCATTGTCAATGTCAAGCCTACTGTTATACTCAATAGCCATTTTAAAGGCATCAAAAGTAAACTTGTCATATTTTGATAAAGCTTCTTGGCAAATGATTTTATACTCATCTTTCTTTTTCTTTCTGTAGGTCCAGTGCTTTCCAGCATAAATCATATTTAAGCTAGGAGGCTTTGGCAACATTAGTTCTATTTCTGTGTAATCCATCTACATAAATCTTTAGGCACACGATAGAACGCATCTAATCCGTTTCTGTGAGACGTTCTTATTCTACGAACTTCTCTAAAGTCTTCTTTAAATATATCTGAGGAATGTGCAATACACAATGCCTGTGTCTCTGCACAAACAAGCACATAATAAAAACCCTTGCCTTCCCACTTTTTCTTTCTACCTAAGAAAGATACCGTGTCGAAAGGAAAGGATTCTTTGTCTGTCCAAGGATAGTTACCTTTAACTTCTGCTTCGAAGAAGTGAGACTTACCTTCATGGTCTAAGGCTTCTAGGTCGATGCCATAGTCTTCTTCATCTATTATCTTTGATACCCAATCCTGGTCTTTTAGCCAGGCAGTAACGATAGCTTTCCCGTAAGCATCGTTTGTGTCGTAGGATTCTTGATTGAACTTTCTGGCTTCAAACTTACTCATCCCTTGTTCCTTATTGCAATTTTTAACAGGATCAAATATCCTATCAAATCTTGCACAGTATCCTCTGTTGCATCTGTAATGCCACGAGACTTAATCCGCATAAGCTTATCATCAATCCTTGCACATAAACTATCTACGGCTTCTCCCTTTGAGAAGATACCCACGGGGTAAAGGGCTGAGTCCCCGTAGGCATCATTCTTCTCTAAAAGCAAGTTTGTAACTTCCGTAGAAGCTTCAATAATTAAATCTCTTGTTTCCATATCACTAAGTTAGTCTATTTCATCTAGCAAATCAACTTCTACTTTGTAAATCTTTTTAACATTATTTCCTTGTAGAACTAATCTGCCAGAAGATGGATTAAAAAATATATATCTTTCCGTACATCCTGTGTAGTCAGATACATCAAACTTATAAAGGTTTCCGTTGATAGATATGTTGCCATCTTTTTCAACAACTATGTTAAGAGCATCGTCTACATTAAACCTCATATACGCCCTCACTAAATTAGCAAAGGCAATCTTACGATCAAGAATTAGGCTGTGGACTTGCGAAGACTTTGTTTCCTTGTTTGTCGAGTTCATAGTATCTGTTCATTAATTTATCATAGAATAGTGTTACTGATCCAAGCTTACCTACAATCTTAGGCTTGGCTTTCACAACTGTAATCTCAACTTGATTAGGCTCATACGGAACTCCGTTCCCATCTTCCAATCCGAAGGGACACCTCCATACGTTTATAACCATCATACCTTTACGGCTCCACTGCATCCCCCCGGCTATGTCATTCATAGTGGGCTTGTCCATATATGGTACTCCGTTCTTGTACTTAGCCTGTTGGTGTTTAGTGTGTACTGTTACAATCGAATGATAGTCCCTCTCTGAAGAGTGCTTTCTAACCTTCGTGAGTATCTGACCAATAGCGATGTCATCTCTTACTCCAGAAGTTACATCGGTCTTTATCTCCGTAAACGGATCGACAAAACAACCATCTATCTCTGTGAACTGAGACTCCTCAATCTCTTGGACACAAGTGTAGAATCCTTCTATAGTTAGGTCTTGCAGACCACTATCTATAATAAAGAAGTGTTCATTAATAAACTCCAATGCCTTCTCTGTCTCCTCATCGGTAGCAGTCATATGGTCATTGATAAGGAAGGGCTTACGAAGATACACCCATAAGAGTTCAGCGAACACCTCCGTTGGCGATCCTGTCTCTGGGCTATAGACTGCCCACTTCCATCCCGAATACTGAGCCGTATTCATCATCAACTCGAAACCGAATTGTGATTTACCTTGATGAGCACCCGCATAGATATATGTGGTGCTTCCTTTTTTCATAGAGTATTTGTCGAACAATGAATCAAATCCTGTCCACGTTCCTTTCTTTACTCCTTCTTTTCTCAGCGAGGTCAAACTGCCCTTAACCTCTTTCGCTGTGTATACAAACTTGCTTAATGCCATTACTCTTTTTCTTTTAGATAATCTTTTTCCTTATGTGTAAACGATTCACTTAGTTCTTTTCTATGTAGTTCTTCATAGACGTGAAAGTCGTAAATCTTTTTACTTGTCAATTTTAAAGCGGCCATCAAATTCATTATCATCTCTGGCTGCTTATTCATATCATCAATGGTTTTCATCCTAGTGGGGAACTCCATTGTTCTGTAGTGGTTAATGTAACCATTACCCTTCTTTACCTTGTAGGCTAACTTAACACCGACATAGTAAATCATTTGTCCCTCATCGCCATCTGTCATTTTAGAATATCTTTTATAGCATTCTTATAGTGGTTAGCTATGTCCATCTTTTCGACCATCCACTCTAAATAACTTCTTGGAACTTCCGACAACTTCTTACCCTTGTGTTTACCAATCTTCATTACACCATCTGTAATTCTAAAAGGAGTAAGCTTTACTTTCTTGGTAACTGCTGAGTTATTAGATCCAGACCTATTGTCCATCATCAATTTTGTTTTTCTTCCCATTTCTCTTTGGTGTTAAAGGTTACCTCATACTTTTCTTCAAGTGAGGCGCAGAAATCTTCTGCGTTCATTCCTTTATTGGATGTGTCCCACTCTTTCTGCCAAGTTCTAAACTCGTTTAGTAATTGTTCTATTGCTTTCATTTTTGTTTTGTTTTAAAGGTTATCGTTATTCGGTGTAAAATGAATGGTAAGGTTTACAAGTTGGTTATCATCTTGTCTTGTCCAACTGATTGCCTCTACACTACATAGATTTACACCCATATAGTTAGGGATTGTTTCAATAGGTAGTGGGCAATCTGCTCCGTCAATGATTTCTTGGATTGTTTTAATTTCTGTTTTCATTTCTATTTTTTTTTAAAGGTTATGTTCAAATTTCTCTTTACCACAAACACCACATACAGTAGCGCTTGTTGTGTTCACTGTTGGAAAGAACGGACACTCTTTTGTTTTAAGCAATTCAAGAATGTACTCTGCTTCCGCATATTCAAGAAGTACTCCTTGTTCAAATGTCCAAGATGCTTCTTGGTTTAACTCTCCACGAGATTTAGCAAATTCTAAACTCTCCTTAATCTCTTTAATTAATTTCTCTTTCATTTCATTTTAGTGTTATTAATTTCTCTAATTTCTCTATAGATACCGATAAGTACAAAGTATAATGGTGCAAGTGCTAACCATAATTTAAATAAACTCATT